CACAAAAGTATGACATGCAACACCCCGACCTGAGGCCTGCGCTTACCAGCCCAGCGATCATTCCCTTTAGAAAGGCCTGTACTGGTCATCGTCATCGTCCAGATCGAACACTAGGTTAGTCAGATGCCTTTGAGCATCTTCTATTGTCTCTGGCAGGTGGTGCTGATTTATGGTGGGGTACATGAAACTCATGAAGCTTCCTTGCGATTCGGGGAGAGAGTGTCTTGTTCCCCCATTGGCTATGATCACAGCATCCTCTTTACCAAAAGGCAGCCGATATGCTTTAGCAAAAGTGAGTGTCTCAAGGCCGCTAATGACCTTGAAGTTCGGTGAAAATATGTTAATGTTGAATCTTGTCAGAAGATTAGCATCATCTAATCCACCTAACACAAAGACCCCCTTAACAGGGTTGCTCGGCACCACAGGAGCATAATACATTGGCACATCAGTCATGGACGACTTCCATCCTATCACGCCGCCAGTCCATATCGTTTCACTCTGAAACTGATCACGTAGAAACCCCCGGAAACAGGTGCCTTTCAGAGAATTATGCCAATAGCCTTCAGCAGTCAGCTCGGCCACGACGTGTCCTCTCAAGGCGCGTTTATTTAGGCTGTACCATCTGTGCTTGCGATCTACGTTCGCATTGTTAGGTTGACAGTAGGCAAACACTTTCTGCCCATTATGCTCCAAAACAGTACTGAAGGCTGGTCCGACAACTCCAGGATTCTGTATAATTGACGTTTCAAGGTCATACATGATCTTTGGTATGGGTGCAGCCACATCTGATTCCTGATAGTTTGCAATCTCAAGAGGATCAGGGCCAAGATTGTCGTGTCGGTATTGCGTGACGAGACCCTGCACTGCAAGTATGACAGGCGTACCGTTGGGTGTGACATGGCTTATGCTAGTCTGACCCAGAGTCAAGTCTGCACTTAGAGTTACGCTCAGAGCCTTGCCTTCATGGACACAGTGCCACACACCACGGCCCGAGACGTATCTATGGATCGCCAGAACAGGCTTGTCAGGGTTGTCTCGCTGCAGCTGCTTGAGCCGTAACACCGAATCACGGTCAAAGCTTCCCAACTGTATCACCTCACGCTCTGGATCTATGTCTGTACCGACGAGATCTATCGCCACCAGCTGGCATGACTGGCCTCTCAGCCAGTCGGTTATAAAAGAATTTCCATACAACATATGCTCACCAAGCAGCCTAAACCTCTTCTTTGCCAAGCAGAGCTGGACTTGACTCCTCTCAACGGGGCCATATGATTCCACGACGGTGGTTCCGCTCCTCTGGAGTGCATGCTGGCCAAAAGGGGTTGATCCATATGGGGCAATTCGAAACTTAGGCTTCTTTTGGTGGCCGGGAGTATGTCTCCTCCTGGTGGGTGGCTGGGGAAATCCGAAGATTCCGACAGCAACTATTCTCACATAACCCGCCACCTGGTTGCCCATCATGATATCATCAGCTGATATGTCAGAGGCCATGTACGCTTGCTCTATGCGAGCAATCCAGTCAAGTGTGAGCTGCAATATTGGACCACGGGCAAACGTCTGTTCGAGATATGGGCGTGGCGTTACGGACCTGAGGCGTATGCGTGCCGCCACGCGGCCAAGATTCCGGCTTTTGGCAGATGATAGAGTCTCTGATAAAGCAGCCTCCAGCATGTGCGCTGCATTGAAGTGACCTTTGAGCTTGAGGTCGAGAATCTTGGTTTTAAGCACCCTTATGGCATCACGGTGCTGTCGGCTCATGGCAACTTTGACATGCATCAGAGGAGAAAAGACGGTGTCTGAGACGTGAGGGTCCAGATCTTCGGATGCAGCGTTCTTTTCGATTGCTGTTTTAAGTAGATATGCTCGTATGTCAGCAGAGAGCCATGAGCTGGGGCTGCTGAGCAGCTGATCATTCGACGCGCCATTGAGCAGAGCCTGGGGAATCAGACGGGATGCTGAAAGAAATCCCAATTCGTCCCCACGCAGACTCCATCGCTCTTCTACGGCATCAATCGCCAGCCTATGCATATATGCGCCTGCTGTGGTGCCTTGACCCGCCATCGCGGCCGCCTTTGAACACGCATGCGCGTTCAGATAGTCTCCGATAAGAGATGGGGCTGTTGGTTCTACGAGCAGGGATACCATTTCGCGCCATCCCAATATGGGGCATGCAAGTCCGATCCCGGTGTCCTGTGAGTTGAACTCTCCTTTGTTACTAGCGATGCTTTCCTTTGCGAGATTGGGTATGACGCTTACCATTCGCAGTGCGACCTTGCGTGCAGCCCGCTGCTTGATAAGGAAGGCTTTTGCGGCTTTCTGGCGGTCCTGTCGTGGCATGTGCTGTCTTTCATCTGCAGGCTCTGCGCTTGGCAGAAGCGTGCTGTCGTCTGACGTGACCATCGTGTGCTGAATGATCCTTGTCGGTATGCCGTTGACTTTGATTTTGAAATGATCGGCGGCAGTCTGTGATATCAGCAGCCCGCCAGCGTGCAGCAGCGAGCTCGCATGGTGCGACATTCCCTGGCCCATGTGTGACGCGGACACGTAGAAAAGATATGTTTCGCTGTTGCTGTGGCCTACCTCCTGCATGGTTTCGAGCCATGCTATCGCCCCCTTTGCCTGATCTGCGGTGTCGGGATGCATGGCCATCTTGTCCAGCTCTGCCTTAACAGATGTTCCGATTGCCATTTTGCGGTGAGCCATTTTCGCATAGACCGAAGCACACCACTTGAGGTGCATAGACTCAGTGCCTAAAACCACAAACATGATGGCTATGGCGTAGTTCGACATCATCGCTCCAAAGCGGCTGGCGTCTGAACTTTGGATGGCGCCGCCATAAAGCATAACCCGTGCTGATCGCCTGTAGAACTGAAGATCCTTATTTATGACCTTGAGAAAATCAACCCCAGTCAACTTCCCGAAGCAGCCTGTTATGTACTCCCCGCCATTTAGCCCAATTCTGCCGTCCGGATCAGCAATCGATATCTCCCTATCTTTAAGCTCTCCGCTTTTTGGATGATTGAAGAAAATCGGATCTCGCACAAACAGAAAACGGAAAATGGGATCAATCGTCGAGAGAAAGTTGTCAACACCTGATTCGATTATGTTTTGAGCGACTGTGCCTTTCCGTAAGAAACCATGCTCATCGAAGCGAGCTGAGTGCCTGACAGTGAGATGATCAACCAGACTTTTATGTGTTGTCCCACGGCCAAAGCCTCGGTCAAACTCAGCAGGAGACGCTCGTAGCTTGAGTGCTTTAGCCGACGCCATTGACCCTATCCATGACCACCCAAGTTTCTCGGCAGTATCGAGTGTTACGGAAGACCGAAGCGAGAAACGAAGCTCATCGATTGTGATTCTGGGTCTATTAAGGAGATCGAGCTGTGTTTGGAGATCTGCGACCCTAATGTCCATTGTTTGGGCTATGGTGTCATTCTCTTCTGATAGACCGATAACACAAGCCGCCATATGCTTGGCTGTATCTGCAAATACGTCAGGTACCCAGAGTGACCAATAACTCTCGAGTTGGGCGAAGGCCCGCGGGAGCCCAAGAAGTGCACAATCATTTCTGTACTGATCTCGGGTTGTCCAGGCTGACAATACTCTGTCCAAGCGTGTGTAGAAGAAGACTTCAGCAAAAGTTTCCGGGACCGGAAACTTTGAAGCCATGGCATGAAACGGGGATGCAGGTGCGCTGAAAGCTGCTGACAGATACCTTGCAGACAGATAGGTTTTCCCAGATCGCCAGGTGGATGAGGTCGCGGTTATTGCAAAGTAATTCCATGCCCGAATGATGTCATCAGGGATGGTTCTCGTGGCATGTGACTTCTCAAGCATGGATAGTAAAACTGACTTCAATCTGCGGGGCACCATGTGGGCATGCTTCATCTCTTGAGACCTCATGCGTTGGCGTGGGGACACGTAGACCGTGTTGCCCGCCTGGGTTTTCATCGCTAGGCAGCCGAGTGTCGGAAAGGAAGTTACCATGAACCAGTCGATTCGAAACCCATCAGCAGAAGAAGGATTGTCACGACAGGCGTACCACATGCTCACCTTGCCTGCGTAAATAAGGCTGTGTTTCCATACAGCCTTTCCAGGCATTGGGTTCGACTGGACTGTCCTGACCACATCGGCCCTGATTTCAGCCAGCTGGGCGAATGAGCTGTTGGCATATATTTGATCGCAAAACCCATTGAGTGTTGTATCTGAGCCAGTAATGTCAGGACAAGGCCCTTTGTGAGATAGACCTGAGGCCTGCGAGTGGGTCTCTAGAAGAACTTTCGAGGTTTCCACAGCGTCCTCATGCGTCGTAATTCCGTTAGCGGGAAATGATGCGAGGAAAGCGTTTGTAGACTCCATTGAGTATGAGCTGCCATGTCTGCGATCGTCCAGAGAAGTCGGATGCGCGTGGAACTCATGTCCCATGAGCTCAAGCCGATATTCACGCTCGACTAGCTCGATTATTTCGCCCACTGGAATAGGCGGCATCGCAACTCCTGTTCGGGGACGCAGTGTAGCAATTTTGTCGCGCAAATGTTTGGCCTTGGTCATGAATGGCATTCCCTGAGCATAGATATTTGCTGTCCTCGCCTCAACGATGGCTTCTTGGACCGCGGCCTCGTGACACATGTCTGCGAGATGATCAATCGTGCGTCTGCTCATATTCGATATTCTCTCATAAATGCGTGACTGGAGCGCTAGGTCGGGAGCCTTGTGATCTTCGTAGTATCGCCAATAGGCCGGATATTCACAGGCAAGGCATATCGCAACAGCCTTCATAATGGTGGCTTTAACATCATCATCAGCATATGCTGCAAAAAAAGCAGCGAGATCATATTTAGACACTATGGCCTGCTCTCGGTATCGCTTGTCACCATGTGGCATCGCATTCGCCTTGTTCCAGATGCCGGCACTAGATGTGACATCAAACGCTATGCCGCCGACCATTATGTCTATGTTGTGGCGCTCAACAACACAGTCCTCACGGTCGAACGCCGCCGACAGCATTGCTGATACCATCTGATGTAGCTGGTGCGAGGGAGTGGGGCACGTGAGGCACTCACCACCTGGAGCTGTGAAAAGCTCACTGAGTGCCAGGTTCATGGTGCTTGGGTCCAAAGGATAAACGATATCATATCGGGTCATGATCGTGTGCACTCCGATGTCGAGAACGGACCCATCATCCCACTCAATGGTCACAGGAAGCTTGTTACCCGGGCGGTTGGTGGAGCGGCTTGTGAGGACCGAGCGATCATCAATGCCAGTCTCCGTGATTCGGCCACGTATTTCCGGAAGATGGTCGTCAATAATGTCATTCCAAGTCGCCCTGCCCACAGAAGCATCGACAACACGGGGAACGCCGCGCTTCGTAGGCATGTGCCTGGCATGGATAACCAGACGAGGGTTGTCTTTTGGTGTGAGTACGGGAGCCATGGGTGGAGTCGCTTCACTGGTTCTCAAGACGAGATCGTCAGGGCCGGTATAGTCGGAGCCTGCCTCATTGACCTGGATTTCGCGCTGGGTGAGGGTAGGGTCATCCAATGTGAGCTCATTTAGTGCCTCTTCATACTGCTCCATCAGTGCATCATTGGCAATCGCAGAGTTTATCATCTGGTCGGTGTCGGGCATGCGCAAATTCTTCGGAGCCTTATCCAGATTGTTTCGGCCTATGGCAGTGAGCAAGAAAGACAGGTCTCGAGCCGCAGCATCCATGTCTTCAGCACAGTCATACCGCACCATGTCTTGTTTCAAGTCATCATACATCATGAGCTCATATTCACCGCATCCGTCTTCTTGGATCTGCGCTCTAAGGGCATCGCAGACCTCAATGTAGTCTGCGACAGAGTTAATCTCAAATTGCCGATAGCAGGGGGGTACTGCATAAAAATGCATGAGGTTCTCTTCAGGGAAGAAGTCTTCGTCTTCGTCTTCAACATACTCATCTTCAGAGTCACTATCGGCCCATCTACGGGGTTCATCCATGGTTTCTTGGTATAGAAGCTTGAAAGCTGGTACGTGAGTTTATTGCTCAAG